TTGGTGAGGCTTTTAAATAGCTCTTGCAGGTTGTGTACTTCGAATATTTTCCAAGCCTCAAGGTTTGTTTCCTCAAGAATGGAAACCTTGGACCACGACAATTCAATGTTTGCCAGTGCTCGTAATGTTTCCACTTTTTCTGCCCTATACACAACAGCCTTTCGAATATTATCTACTAACACGTACATTAAAATGCTCCCATTTTATCGGGGTTAAAAGAAATTGCCATAATTTCGGGGTAGGGCTTATTAGTCCACACACGCAGGCGGGTTGGAACGTTTAACGCTTTAGGCGCCCATTCTAATGCAAACGCGGTAGTTACTGGGGAAGTAGCAGACCGTTCTTTTACCCGCAAATTCCACCACTCTTTAGACTTACGCTCGCCCCAGCCCGGTAACTCGAAGTGCACAAACTCTGTAAACTTACGAAGCCCACAATAATAGGTTACTCGCAAAGAAGGTGGCTTGCCAAGTTTAGAATGGACGGCATAGGTAACGCTATCCACATGGAACTCTTCCACAACAGGTAAATCGGTCTTTATAAGTTCGTTTGTACTAGCACCTTTTCGCAATTTAGTTGTGAATGTAAATGGGTTACCACAGCCCTCGGCAGTAGGGAACGGTTGGCCTCCGCAAAATCTAGCCGATGCATGGTTGTACATATTGCACACTTCGCAAATACGCACAGGGGCTTCGCCAACCTTTTCGCCTTTCTTACGAGGTATTACTGGATCGTTGATTGGCCCTAAGCGTGCAGTGTTTCCTGCAAAGTCTAGAACCAAGCAATTATTTTTACCTTCAAACGGTCGTGTTCCGCGTCCAAGCATTTGTACCCACAGTACGGTGGAAGATGTTGGCCGAAGCATAACAATTAGGTCAATTGCCGGAAAGTCAAATCCTGTGGTCAGCACATTGTTATTTACAACTGCCCGAATTTCGCCAGCCTTAAATTGCCGAATAACTTCGTCACGCTCTGTATCTCCCATTTTGCTATGCACAGCCCTGCATTCTATACCCATTGTACATAACATCGACGCTATGTTATTTGCGTGTTCTACTCCGCTAGCAAAGATTAGCCAATGGTTGCGGTCGGATGCAAGGTTTATAGTTTCCGTTAGAGCGGCATAGGTAATTGCATCTTTATCAACTGCAAACTGCAACTCATTGGCTTTAAATTCCCCGCCAACTTTATGCACGCCAGTAACATCCAGCAGTAGTTCTGTTTTTTTGGGGATAAGCGGTGCAAGGTAGCCTTCTTGAATAAGTCTATTAAACGCTGCAACACTAGTAATGTCAAAGCACACGTCTGTAAAAATACCGTCTTCTGTAATCTTTCCCTGCCCCAGCCTCCACGGTGTTGCAGTTAAACCGATAACTTTAATGTACGGGTTAACTATGCGAAGTTCGGCAAGAAACCGATGGTACATTGTTTCTTCGTTCGGCGATACCAAATGTGCTTCGTCAATAATTACCAGATGCACACAGCCAAATTTTGCAGCGTGTTTTGCAATAGATGCGATACCGGCAAAGATAATACGATCATGTACGTCCTTGCGACGTAAGCCTGCGCTGAATACCCCTGCCGGGGCATTGGGCCACAGAGACAGCAGCTTCTCGCAGTTTTGCTCAATTAGTTCTTTCACGTGCGTAAGCACCAAAACCTTTTGTGCGGGGAACTGTCTGTAAATGCTCTCCAAGAACCCAGCAATTACAAGGCTTTTCCCCGTCCCCGTTGGCATGGCAATACAAGGATTTCCAAATTTGTTTTGGAAATACTGCCAAATGGAATTGACAGCTTCCTGTTGGTATGCGCGGAGTTCCATATTAGATAGCTAGGTAAGCATTACATCCTACCAGTTGCATATCCGTGGTCAATACATGTTCTTCTGCACCGGCATTGTGACAGCGCCACTGTCCATCTTCTCCGGCACGGCTGTGGAAGCAAGTTCTGCAATTACGCTCAGGGGCTTGTTTCAGGTGGCACACGCCACGATGATCGCAATACTTGCATTCGAACCATCCAGGGGATTCGCTTAACTTTTTTGGTGGCGTTGGGCTGAACACAAGTTGGCGTCCGCGGTCAATAAATTGCTCGGCTGTAATGGTGTCAATGGGAACCAATTCCAAATATAACTCGTCGTTATTTTTATTAACGGCACCGTATAGCGCGACATTAATATGCATCTTACGCATGTAGACATTCATTTGTACATAGTGTTCAAACTTTGCATTGCGCACGCCCTCGGCTGCCACCTTATTAAAGGACTTTTCGGAATGTGTTTTAAATTCCAGCAAGCAAGGCGTCCCGGGTGGCAGATCTGGTATTCCAACACCAATGCCGTCCCCGCTTCCGCCAAAGTGCCCACCAGCGTCGCTGATGCGAAACTGCTTACCGTTTTCGTCTTGTTGAAATACCTGTACACCAATGGATAGCAGTAATGCGATAAACCGTGCTTCTTCCAAATGGCCCCGGTTAAATAGGCGAAGGATACGTCCATTAAAATGCGGTTTAGTAAACCAGCGGAAGCTATACCAAATAGCCCGACCACAATCTTTGCCAATCCCGGATGCACCCATGTGGGAACGGTATGGGTTTTTATCTTCCCCACGATAGGCATCGCCTATGTGCGGAATAACTTGTCCTAGGAATATTCTGTAAGCAGCACCTTGGTCTTTTTCCAAAGAAGTGTTGATTGCATCTAGTGTGCGTTGTGCCAAGTGTATTGCCATGATGTACTTCAGTAAAGTTTAAATTTATCTCTGCAACGGCAGCAATTACCGTCAATCAAACGTGGCATTTCTTCCCCACATTTGTTGCATTCCCCAGCAACGCCTTCGGGAATTTTTGTAACCTTACCCCGGATGTGTTTAACTTGCGCATCCATTAGAAACTCGCTATCGTCTGTAGAGCGGTCAACTTCGTCGGTCATAACGTAAAGCTAGCCCCGAAGGGCTAGCTTAGTTCTTACGCAGCGGGTGCAGTTGCCCAAGGAGGGGTAAGGCCAGCGCCGGGGGCGGCAACAGGTGCAGCAGCTACCGGGGCAGCAGCTACCGGGGCCACAGCAGGGGCGGCAACGGGGGCGGCTGGTGCAGCCCACGGTTGAGCGGCAGCGGGTGGAGCCCATGCGGCAGCAGCGGGGGCGACAGCCGTGGGTGGAGCGAATGCAGCGGGAGGTGGTGCAAATGCGGCAGGGGCAGCGGGTGGAGCAAACGAAGCTGGGGCACCGAACGGAGCGGCTGCAACAGGGGATGCTGCAACAACTTCGTTGATGTTCTTGTAAGCCACAATGCTGTTACCGGCATCGTACTGTCCTTGCGCAGGCTTCAGCTTTACCTTCACCTGCATTGGGATGTTATGCAGTTGGGTGCTGTCTTCTGCCACCAAAACGTTCACAGCATGGCAAATCGCGCTGAGTTGCTTGTAGGCAATTTCCTGCGCAACAGGATTCGCGTTTTGCAAGTTCAAGCCTTCGAAAATCTTGCGGTTGGTAAACTGCCCATCAATGATTTTGAAAGCAAGTTCCAAACGCATGCCAGTACCATCCTTGGTAGGCTTCATTTCAGACTTGTCAATAACTACCTTGTACCATCCGGCAGGTACGGGGTCTTGTTGGCCTGTATCGGGGACAACGGTGCGAGCATCAAAATTTAGCTGGGCCATGTTGGAAAGTTCCTTAAATAGCAAAAATATGGGTTGTTATCCGTCAACCCACAACACGGTTTCTTGGGAGGTTAGTCCCGGTTGAAAACATCAACGCCGGAGCATTGGTAAATATTGTGGGCAAGATGGTTCCATCCGCCATCCTTAGGAAGCGGTATATCTGCAATCATCCCAAAACGATTTCCTGCAACATATGCAGGGGTGCGGCTAATGGACAAGACGCGGCCTTTATTGGCGCTCACACCTTTGTTCATTTTGTCGCCTTCGATAACAAACAGCGGCTCATGCAGGAAGCCAACAATATCGGCCCACTGTGTAATCATTTCGCGCTTTCCGTATGTTTTCTGGTTCTTCGGGCTGTGCAGCAATAAATCCCAGCTATCGTATTCGCCAACTGTTGGGTCAACAATTTTGGCTGCGAATACGTGGCAGGTAACCACAATGTTAATTCCGAAATGCACTGCCAGCATATCGCACTTCTTAAGGAAGTCGTCAAAGAACTGGTTCGCTACTTGGTACGCTTTACCGTATCCGCCAAGTGCGCTTTCCATAGTAACGCCCTTCTTATTTCCTGCGGCATATGCCGGGTCTGTTGCCAGCACTGCAAGGTGGATAAGGCGTTCCAAAGCGGTAGCGCTGTCAAACACCAAACTTTGGTAAGCGAACTGTCCTGAGGCAGCGGCCTGTGCAATTTCGTCCAGCAATTGCATGACGTGTGCATAGTGTTCCAGCATAGGAACTTTGTTTACCACAACTCCAGAGTATCCGGTTTCCAGTGGAATAAGAAGCGGTCTTGGTGCATTGGTTGCAAGGGTTGTCTTGCCAACTTTTTCTACACCAGACAGCACAACGCGAATTCCCGTTTTTGTTTGGGAACTGCTAATAGAAGCAAGGATGCTCATAAGAACTCCGAATAGGGCCTAAGCCGTAACACATATTTCACTGCCCCGTTATACACTGGCGAGCAGGTAAGGCTATTGTATGCCACAAAATGCAGATGGTGTACGGAAATTTATTTCTTTTTGGTAACAGAGCTCAGAGCCGCCATTTGGTTTTGCGCTTCTTTTTGAGCAGCGCCCATGCGACGTTTGTCGGATTGAATTTGGGCAGCTTCTTGAATTGTGCGCAAATCGCTTTGAGCTTGCCATTTTTTGTCAGCGGCAGTTATACGGGGAGCTGCGGCAACGGTGCTGGATTTTTTGGTAGCCATGGTTTATCTTTCAATATGTTCTTCAGGATTAAAACGATTGCCTTTTGAGCAATTTTCTGTTGGTGTTAAATATTGCAAATTATTCAACACATTTAGCCCGCTGACCAACTTACCCTGCAAAGGAATTATGTGATCAACGTGATAACCGGGAGGGCGTGCCTTGTAAAATTCAATTATACCATTCAAGTCTGCCCATAACGGAGTTGCCAAAGATTTCTGCAATTCTCGTTTTAGGTTGTACTCATCCATCTTGCCAGGATTATTTTCGCACCATTGGCGTAAATAGTTGGCCTGTTTTTCTCTTACACCATCTCTTTGGCTGTACTCTTTGTTATAGGCTGTACGGCGCTCTTTTTCTTTTGGAGCCAAACTTCGCAATTTTATATCTTGCAAATGTTTAGCTCGTAGCTCAGGGTTAGCATAACGTTCTTTAAGACGTAGCCGAGATTTTTCCATATTTTCTTGGCTCATAGCGCAAGCAACGCATCCCCCACCGTTAGTATATCGTTCGCTTACGTGCCCTTTACGGCAGGGAATACCCGTAAAGTATTGTTTCAAGCCTAGTGCTTTAGCTTCTAATTTTGAAACAATTTTCATATTACATATCCTCTATCGCACGCAAGCATTTAAACGTCGGGAACCTTGGCTTATCTTTTATTCCTTTAGGGAAGAATTTAAAGGTAATAATTTTTTGCACGACTTCGCGCTGATTCTCAAAATAATGCTTTCGCATCTTATGGTCCATGTTTCCGGGGGAAACTGTTATGATTTGCCCCTTCATTAGGATTAATTCGTCTTCGAAATAAACGTCTTCCAATACGCTACACTGCAAGTTCCCAACCAGTCCATTTGGTACCTTGTTGTCTTGGTGGGATGTGCGGAAGGTGCGACCCAGTTCGTTTACCTGCACTTCGTTTTCGTTGGCATTGCCCTCTTCCACCGCAATAACCATAGCTTCCGCTTCGATAAAGCGTTTAATCCGAAGTAGTTGACCTTGCAGTACAGTGGAGCGCCCTTCTTTGTGGGTAGCATCTAAGCCACGAATAATGGTACCTTCGTAGCCCATTTCAAGCCACTTTGTATCCAACGCAATAAGTTGTTCTAGGTTTTCGCAAATTTCCATTGGAACAATTCTTGCATGCATGCAGCGCCCTTGCGTTTGCTCATACGAAATATATTGCTGCAAATACTTATATCGTTCCAAGTAAGGTGCACGCACAACTTCTTTGCGAAGGCAATCAAATACATGCCAGAACGTAAAAGGTTCTCCTTTAATGGTAGACAAAGCACTGCTAGTAAGGCGGCACAAATCCGGGTGACGCTCGTTGTTGGCAGCAAGTTCCCCATCCATGTGGGCATACTCGGGAATACTGTAGAATGCAGTAGTGTACTTGTTCTTGTGCTTCTTCAAACTACGGCCTGTTAGGTAACCTTCCGTAGTAAGCCCGCGTACCCCGTCAATCTTAGGCTGTGCCCCCAAGGGGAACACCAGCTTAGATTGGACATAGTTGGCTGCAAGTAATGGTTTCATGATTATATTCCTTGTTCTCTTTGGGAGCGTTTAACCCATGCTGCAATATTTGAGGCAGAAATTTTTGCTCGAGTTTTTTTTGGACATTTTTCTTCCAACGCAGTGGGTGTTACCTATTTTAGCAGCACTTTGCTTATCTTTTGCTTCCTGAGTATGAACTAAACCAATAGTTGTTCCGGGTTTGCCTATTGCGGCAATAGACATATTTAGTTTGGCTAATTCCGAAAGTTTTACTCCAACATTTCGTTTATGCCCTTTGGAAGATGCGGACATTTTTTGTCGTGTTTCTTCCGTTGGAATACCTCTACCTCCTCCGCCAGTAACCAAGTTATATCCATCTGGGCTCAACGAATTGAGCTTTGCAATCCAAAAGATTTCTTTTTCGTTGGCTTCTTCAATTGTTAAATTCTTTTCAAGAATTTTATGTTCAAAATTTTCAAAACCGTATTTGCTAATCGCTGCGGAAAATGCAGCACAACCATTTGTAAGTTGATGATATTTTGCACGTCTTTTCATATTACAAGTTTGTCCAACATAACTTGCTCCGGAAGGAGACGTGTAGCAATAGATAACAAACTGTTTATTCATAAACTATTCTGTTCGTTAAATAGCGCCATTAATCCTGGAATAATGGGTTCCAGTAATTCGATAATTGCCAGTGCGTACTGCTGCGCTTCAATTTGTGCATGGGCATGTTTTCGCAAACTTAAAAAATGAAATAAATTTCTTAAATCTATTTTCATTAACCAGTGGGTGTAATGGTTCAGCGACAAAAACATGCGGGCATGCTCTGGTGCAACTCCACGGTCGATTGCCGCCGTGTAGTTTTCGTAACCATTTGCGCAATGCTTTTCGAGTGCTGTTCGAAATGTTTCTTGCTCGGCATAGGTCAGGTTATCTTCCTGCCCCTGCTTTTTGTCCTTTGGCTTACCACCAACAACGGCAGGGATGTACCATTCGCTTGGAAGGGTAACATAGCGCCCAGATACTTCATTTAGTGTGGCTGTACGGTGGCGGACAAACTGGCGTGCCACGAAAATTGGCAACTTCATTTCCAGCCATACCTCAATGCTTTCAAACGGTGTCATGTGTTTGTTGGCAAGAAGATAACGGTTTAGCTTCATCTCGATTGCATAGCTGCGTTCTGCATCCATGCCATCAAACGACATGCGGGCAGCGTTTGCCACGTCCGTGTCGTCTGCATCAAATTCGCGGTATGCTATTGCTCCGCCCTTGGTAGCATACCCCAGTGCAGTATTTTCGCGCCGTGTAGGCCCCGCAATGTTGCGAAGCGTCACGAATCCGTGGTCTAGAACTTGTTTTGTGTGATGTGTCATAAATATCCTTATTGGTGGTTCGGTAGGCTATTCCCGTCTGGCAATTTTGGCGTCACCTATGGTCTTCCGCAGCCAGCACTTTAACGATGCACCGTTAGGTTTGCGCAAGCCTACCGAACCGAAAATTAAGAGTTGCGGGCGTCTACACCGCCTTTGTCTGCGCGGCCTTCCGCAGCTTCATTGCTGTATGCATCCGGGAAACGTACACGAAGTTTGACAATGTTGTCTGCCATAGCCATGCCAATGGTTGAACCACAGTGTTCTGCCAGTAGCGTCATGCCAATAAGAATCATTTGGGAGGAGGACATGATGCCAGAATAGTGGTCTTCATCGATGTTGGTATGTGCAATAACATCCTGTGTTATTGCACATATCTGCCCACAGTACCCGCCCAGCATCAGCGCCGTAGCCTCGTACATGCCCTCTATATGGTTGGGAGGCTCAAACTTGGGACAGCTGGACAGTTGGTCCAAGTCCGCGTCAATCACGCTCCACATGATGGCAAGGTACCACATTACATCGCCAATTTCTTCCAGAATATGGACTTTGCGTTCCGCATCCAATAGCTTGCCGTAAATAGCCATACGTTTCAGCTCGGTTGTCACCTCGCCAAGTTCCGTAATTAGGCCCATGCAGCTATGGCCCATTCGTTCGAGGATGGCTAAAGGCTTTTCTGTGCGAATTGCCAAAGGCACATATTCTTGTAAGTTCATTCTGGTTTCCTGGTTGCTCGCTTTTTAGCGATTTGTTTTAAAAGGAGATAGCCAATAAGATCCATCTCCACATCTTCGTCCTCGTCGTCTTGACGGTTACGAATTCGGGATAGCTTGTCATCCATACGAACATTAATAAGTTCCATTGGCGACACGCTGCTGAAAGTTTGAATTGGGTTAAGCGCTGCGTCCCCATACTTGCGATTTTTAGCAAGCAGCAGTTTCTGGATGCCTTGCATAACTTCGCCAAGGTCATTGGCGAAAATTTGCTGGGCGTCGTCGTAGGGTGGTGTTTTTGCCATTTCAGTTTACCTTCGCACGTTTGGGCAATACAATTTCCAAAGAAGGTGAACCGGGTTTAATTTCCAACACTTGGTCGAGCAAATGACGCTGGTCGTCTGTCAGCTTGCGGTACTCGCCTGTGGCTAACTCTGGGATGGTACGAATAACATTTTCCAGCACAATGCCAGCCGCACGCAATTCCCCGGCCTTAGCTGTAAGCAACGCCACATCTGGCTTACGGGTAATGGGATACTTCGCTTTAATAACCCAGCCTTCCGTCCCCAGTGGCACGCTATTAGTGCCCTCCACTGGCTCGGGGAATAGCCCCTTAAAAATCTTGGTACGCAGCAACATCTCTGCGCTCTTTAACGCCAACAATTGTGCTTGTAGTTCGGACCACTTATTAAGGTCGTCCTGTGTAACTGCATGCTGGGGGATTGCTGCCATTTCTACTCCTTGTTAATTGCTAAGGCTTAACTGTAACACGCGCTAAGTTAGAAAGCAAACAGATTATGCTGCTTCCTGCGATATTTCTTTTGTGCCAAACGGTAGGTTTAAAATTCTATAGCACTTACCGTGAAATGCATACTTTTGGATTGCTTCTACCTTTGGTACCTCGGAAAGGAAGCCACCATCACATAAAGAACGTATGCTCATGTCCATGCTTGCAATCTGCCCTAACTTGTGGCTAGTAAAGCAGGACACGCGCTGGGTGTTAATTTGCAAATACTTCCGAGGAATAATACCATCTCTAAACATCTGCTCTGGTACACCGTAGCTTGCAGACAATGGATGTTTAATGTAGGTTACAGCAAGGGACAATAGTTTCTTTTCTCGGGTTGCATCGCTGCTACCAACTTCCCCTTTTTCTATCTTGCGCTCCATCATTTTGATGTCTCGCATAATAATGTCGTATGCCCACATTGCGTGTTCTAAGGTAATGGTTGGGAACGAAGGATTGTCTACCGAAGCAAGAATAGCAGAAATGCGATATACCTTTAGGTGTGCCCGGTTCCACATCTGTCGCCAGCCCTCGTTGTCAGTGCTGTTAATTTCCTTGTCGCACTTCTTGTCAAATACGTCCAGGAATTCTTCTGCCTCGGATTCGCTGCGTACCTCCACCGGATCTCCGCCAATCTTGTTGCATGCAGACGATTGTCGGTATAGTGCGGTTAGGTGCTCTACCAAATGGGCTGGCAAACGTTGCTTCAGTGTCTTGTTTGATGTTGGTCGAATACCGTTGTATTCCACCACAATAAACCGACTTAAAAAGCCATCGGCCATCATGCTATCGGTAAGAGCATCATAGAAGGTTCCTGGAGTAGTTTCCCCAATCATGCTATATGCAACACCGTTCACGCTGGCAACGTTCTTTTCCTTATCCGAGTAGCCAAGACCACCGAATACGGAGCCGGGGCCTGACTTCTGGTACAGGTTTGTCATTACTGTACGAACCTGCTGTATGGGGCTGTCCCCACGTTCGTCACTTGCCATGCGTTGAAGCTTTTTACCAAACTCTCCAGAAATATTTAAAAAGGATGGATTTGCTGCAACTGCTTTGGTGAGGGCTGGCGCACTTACAAACTCTGAGTAATCTATAAACTCGGACGACTCGGGGCAGGAGTTCATTAGCTGGTTAATAATTGCGGATGGCCCACCGTGTAATGCTTCTTTACCAATAGCGGATTGCCCGACTAAAACAATGTAGAGGTTTAGGCCAGATTGTGGTATGCAAAAGGAACGACCACATACACCAGCCATCATGCCGAGTGCCGCAACAATAGAAACTTCCCGTATGGGCCTTGGGGAGATTTCGAAAATATAGCGTGCTATTTCTCCAACCATTCCGGGAGGCCATTCCATCGTGCTTCCGGATGCAATTTTAGGTAAATCCGTCGGTTCTGCCTTATAAGCAAAGGTCGGGATTGCGGAAGAGCCGACACTTGCACCGCTTTGCTGGCCTGCTGGCGCGGCTGGTGGTGGCATGGGTGGCAGTGTGGCTATATACGGGGCTATAGGGGCTTGTACGGGTGCCTGTATAGGTGCCACACCCGTCAACCGTAGCATTAAAGCCCGTGCAATCTTTTCCCCTACCGCGCTGCTAACTTCTTCGTTTGCGGCAATGCTGCGAACCTTCTTAAGTGTAGTACCCAAGTAATAATCGTTCTTTACCGCTTTGTCTCGCTTACCCAATGCGCTCATCCGAAATAGTCGCAAAACTTGGGAGTTGGACTTGGAATAAAAAGCCAACATGGTAAGCAGTGCAATGTCCGCTTCGGACTGGGATGGGTAGCCGTTGTCCATCCACAAGCCTTGCCAAAGGTTTGTAAACTTCAAAGCATTGTCCGCCCCGCATGCACGTTCGTAAATGGTTTGGTCTTCCTCTGTCTGCTCGTTATCCACAAGGGTAAGAACTGGGGCTTCGCCACGACGCATTTCGGCAAGAAGTGCATCTAGCAAATCTTGGTTTTCAACAATGGGGGCGTCAATCACGGTATCGCCTGTGCACACAATAAAGCGCTCTTGGCTGTAAACCTCCACCCCTCCCCTGCGTGCACCGCGCCCAGTATGACCCTTTAGCCATATGTGGTAACCCTGTCCACCCGCGCTACGCTCTGTGTAGCTGTGGAAAGCCATAATGATTTTATAGAAACGGTCTACGTCGGCCTGCGGTGTCCACTTCGTTTGGTCTGGCTCGTTTTGGGCGTTTTTAATGTCCAAATCAATACACACATATGGGTCTTCCGCAGACAACACAAAGCCCAGCCCATGCGGCGGATATGCTTCGGTGTAATCTTTAACTGTTTCAAAATCCGACCACCGTCTTGGGTCTGTCGGATCGGCATGGTAAAGTATGCCATTTCCAATGGAGCAAGGAACTTTATATTTCCCGTGGGGGTCTGCCCCAGCAACGCACCACTGAGCAGTCCACTTTAGTTCTTCCGGAATGTTATCGTAGTTTAGTAGCATGAAGTGCTCAGGCAAATTTACGGGAGTTTATTGCTTCTTTCCAACTAGCAATAGCTGCCAGTATTTCGGGGGTGCGTTCCCACATCATGAGACGGCCCTCGCTTGCAATAATAGGCTCCGGCAAAATGCCACGGCGTCTTCCATACAAAAAACCTGTACGGGTGATACCAAGTTCTTTGGTAATCTCTCCCGCTGTAATATACTTTGTGTCAAACACTATTTGACTGTTAGAGTTGTCCATACTAACCTTGTAAAAAATGTGCGCTAGACAAGGGCGCAATTATAATTGCCTTATGTTAAGACACGCAACCTGTATAGGGGGAGTATCTAAAAAATAAATTAACTTAAAAGTCCTTCTTGCCGCATTGATAAAATATTTAACCCGGCCACAATAATGTGGTCAAAAAGAACTATATCCAATAACCGTAACATGTCTTTTAACGTGTCCGTAACCAGTATATCTGCCGCACTAGGCGCAACGTGCCCAGATGGGTGGTTATGTACCAGCACAACGAACACCGCATTTTGTAGCAACGCCTCTCGAACAATTTCTCGCGGATAGGTAGAGCACTGCTGTATAGTTCCGCGAAATAGCTTTTGGTGGTTGATTAGCGCGTACTGGGAATTTAGAAACATGCAGCCAAACTGCTCGACTTCCAACTGTCCGTACTCAATTTGCAACAGAGTATTTACTGCCTCTATGTTCTTAATGAACGTAAGTGGTTGCGTTAGTCGTTTAGATAAAATATCCTTTGCATTCTGGATAATTACATCTTCTTCCCATTCCGTATAGGTCATACTTTATACCAGTAGGTTCCGAAAACTACAACGCAAAGAAGGAGTGCTGCAATAATATCCCACACGATATCTTTACCCAATTTTTCGTGCTCGGCCTTGTAGGATTCTGCGGGCTTGTACTTACGCATTAGAATTCTCCCGGTGCAACTTGCAAACATACGACACCATTACTTCTCCACATGTCTACAACCCGCTTACGGTCTTCAAATACGCATACCAGCCGCTCCCGGTCTTCATTCGGCAACTGTCGCAGCCAACGCTGCTTGAGCGCATCGTCATCTATGTGGTCACCCTCCGCCCGCATGTTAAGCATGTGGGGATGGCGTAGGAGTTCTACGGCAGAAAACATGGTGTACTTATGCAGCCACTCTATTGTTTCCTGGCGAACCATTTCGCTGCGACCAGTAAGAATCCAAATATCGCAATTGGTTCGGTCCAGTGCAACAAGGATTTGAATAATTGCTTTTACTGGTTCATCGTAAAGACATTCTTTGTAAAACGATCTCCATTCCTTCGCTTCCAGAAAATGCAAGCGATGTTCAATATTACAAAGGGTGCCGTCAAGATCAAAGACGTACAGCGGGCGAATATTTTTGGGGGTGTACACGGTGCAGGGGTTACTAATTAGGGGCTGTTGTAGGGGCTACAGGGGGTAAAGATACCGGGGTAGGTACTACCCCACACACCCGCTATCTAATGGCCTTGTAGCGCGTTTAAAACGGCAGGTCAGTTTCCAAAAATTGGACAACGCCAACACCGTCCTCATCAAACGTTGCCACCACAGGCACACCAAGGATTTTGAACAGGACATTCGTGTAGCTGTTTTCGCCTGGCACTTCAAAGCGAATATCCGTAGCATTCGGATTGTTCTTCAGCAGGTAATGCGAAACTCCCGCGTTACCTCCTTCCACGCCATGCAGCGTAACGGTGTTGCCCTCGCTAAGAGCGGTGTTTGCAAGTGAGATGCCCGGAGCCCAGAGCAGCAGTACGCACAGGGCGTAGAGGTGTTCGCGAGTGTGGTATGCGGCTTTGCGCGGGAAGAGGTTGAGGCTTTGTTTCACAATAGTTCCTTTGTGGTTAGTTGGAAATTGCTTTGGTGGTGCTTCGGCTTGCGCCTACCTGCGGGGACAAACTCACGCGGGCACCAAAGTCTTTGCCTGCATGAAATGCGTCGCTATCCGTTACCCCTTTGGTACGGCTAGCCGATGTTTTAAGTTTAATTCCTTGATCTGCCAGCCAAAGGGCATTTGCAGTGCGTTCGGAATTGGCAAGGTCAACTAGAACAAGCGCCGTTCCAGTAATGCTTTCTTTGTTAAGGCTGTCCTTAATCTCCCGGATACGTTCCTGCAACTTGCGCACAACACCAATTGCGAAGCAACGGGCTTCCGGTGCAATAGCGCTGCCATACAGGCGGGCGGCTTCCCGGCAAACTGACTTGACCACAAACTCACTCATGTACTGCGCAGTGGCAACGTTGGAGGCTTTGCCAATGAACACATGGTCGGCCTGTTTTCCACTGTGGCTGCGCATGAAGTAATAGTTGCAGAAGAACAAATCCCCAACCAACCCAGCAATGCTACGTGCCCAAGGATACACAACAAACGTCGCCTTCTGGCTCTCGCGCTGTTCCTGCGGAGTGCTATCGTGTGCCTCCACTTGGGACATACTTAGGTTGTGCTTCGCCAGCAGGTTGTACGCCATGCGCAAAGCATTGTCGCGTTCGCCTTCGGCAGCGCCACTGCAATTTGCAAGTGCCATCATCTTTTTAACGCGGTCGATAATTTTGTCGGTGTTTACATCAGTCATGAAATTCTCCAAATCGGTTGTTACGAATATGCCCTTTGTTTGGGGCATGGTGCAATTGTATAGTGATATTAACAAAAGTTAACAGAAATTTTATTTTCTTTTAACTAACGTCTGAGTCACAAGTGTCGCGGCATTTACCATATCCCGTGGAGTCATTAGAGGGACTTGTTGTTCGTAAAGATCTAATGCTACCTTAACTGCCTCCATTTCGGGGCCTGTATAAAGTATCCGTTTGTTATACATTTTAACCCTGTCCGTCATCTCCCTCTGTGCATCCTGCCCTGCAACAGCCACGGGATAGTGCTCCCGTAAACCATCGTGTTTTAGGCAAAGGATTGCGCAGGCGTTGAGGGCACCCGTAATCATATCCGAATCTCGAATTGTTCCGTAGCCCTTTATGAGCGCATCAAGCGACATGCGGTATGAGATTAAATCCTCGTCTACTACTGCTGGCTCTAACTTCGCCATATAGCCCAATAAATTTCCAACTTTGCGTTTTGGCTTATATGCCTTGCGAGGTTTCTTATTTGTTGCCATGTTATTCTTCAATGCTGAACATCTTTTGGATTTTGCCAACTAACTTAATCACTAGGTCGAGGTTTTCGTTACGAAAATTACGTTCTTCCTTATATGCAGCGAACAATACCTCAAACTCCGCCTTGTCTCGCCTGCCAAGGTCGCCATGAAAGGTTTTAAAGCGTTCTTCTAAATCTCCGTCAGCCCTTGCATCTGTGGCTATTTGTTCCATAGCCTTGTCAATTAGGGTTTCCAACTCCGCACTAGCTTCTTCCAGCACAGTTAACTCGGAGCTTTCAATTGCTTTTACCAAAGAAGCTCCTTGGGCACTGTAGGCGTAAGCCTGTGTACGACTGTTGGAGGTTAGAAGGTTGTAGGGTGCGTTTAGGGCGGTTTTGTATGGCATGGTTAGGGGTGCAGAATGCGTTGGTTGGGCCTGTGGCGGGCTTTGATTGTAGGGGTAAGGGCTAGGTATGCCCAGCCCCTTCCGTGCGCTGTAAGGTGTTTAAACCGCTTCAGTTATTTTGCCCCGTGGGTGGTTTGCGCCATAGCGCCCGTTTCCTCTCCCATTATGGTATCAAACTCCTCTTGGGAGATACCCTTCTTACCGCTGTTATCCTCAATGTACAGCAGCGCAACCTTCGCCCGTGTCACAGCCACATAGCACAGATTTAGCTCTTGCGTCTTTTGCCAGTCCTGCTTCGCCCACTTACTAGGGCACAGGCTGGCATTCAGCCACCAAACCCGGTCGGCTTCCATACCCTTAGCCTTGTGGATAGTGGATAGGGTTAGGGCCTGCACGTTGTTGTTGAACAGGCTCTCCAAAGCCTCCAGTAAATCTGGAATTGTTCGGTGGTTTTCGTCCAGCCCATCCACCAGACACAAAATGGCGTCCAGCTTATCCTGCAACTGGTCAACCTTGCTGTCCAACTGTTTAGCAATGGCTTTGTCGATTTCTCGTGCAGCCCATGCCTCCAGCTTAACAACCAAGTCATCCACATTGTCTGCCCGCATTTTGCCAATGATGCTTTTAAGGCCCTGCCCAATTTCCCGGCCAAGAATCTTCACCGGGATGCGCTGGCGCATGGCACGGAACGCAAGGGCAATAAGCGGCTTGGTGGTGCGGCACACAACCAAATCACGAGGTGTAAAGCAGCGCTCTTCCGGCGTGTCCGGCGTCAGCTCTGTGCTAGTACCTGCGCACAGTGCCGCCGTGTTCGCAATAGCCGCTTTCAGGCTAACATTGCGATACACGTTGCCCTCTGGCGCATCCGGTGCAGCCTCGATGTGCTTCACATACTTGTGCGCCTCTTTCACCACACTGGTGGGACAGCGGTAGCTAATAGTGAGTGGGAGTTCCGTGCAGGAGAACTTTTCGCAAAGAAGCCCCATGCTGTCGCTGTCTGCACCGCGGAAGCCATAAATGGCCTGCGCTGGGTCTCCCACGAAAATAACCCGTGTCTCCGAATGGCAAATTTTCAGAATAATTGCCCGCTGTATGGCGTTGGTGTCTTGGGCTTCGTCCACAAACACGTAGTCGAACTTTGGCAAAACAATGCCTTCTTTTACCGCAAGGTACAGCATGTCGTCGAAGTCGACATAGTTGCTAAGACAGCTTTCTTCCAGAAGTTGCCGTGCCATTTCCACAGCCGTATGCATGTTGCCACGCTCGTTTTCTAATTCCAAGTCATGGTGCTCAATAAGATCCCACCATGCCTCTTCCTTGTCGGCCACAAGGCAACCAATGCCAGCGTTACGGGCAAGGCCCACAAGTTTCGCAATGAACGTGCCGTATATAAATGCCTCGTCGCTGTTCCATAACTGCTTGGTAATCATGCGCAGCTTGTTGGTTTCAACGTTGTTGGTTTTGCGGCTGTTCATCACCGGGCTATACGTTAGGCTGTGGAACGTGCGGGCGTTGACACCACGGTTCTTCAGTTCCTCCGCAATAGTCTTGTTGAAAGCCAACATGATGCAGGTTTTGCCGCGAGAGAGCCGTTGGGTGCACTCCACAATTGTGGAAGTTTTACCACTACCTGCAACTGCTTCGATAATGGCGTTACCTTCACCAGTTTGCAGGAAAGTAAAAATGTTTTCTTGATAAGGAGACCATGTCTTGGACATATGAAGCACTCCGAAATTAATGAATTGGCCGAACCGTTTGTGTGCCCCCGCTGGGGCTGGTATAAGTATAACGCAGGTTAAGCAGAAGGTATTAACGATTCTTTTGCATCTTGCCAACCGCGCTGGTAGTTTGCAATTTGGTTGGAAACTTCTTTAAGACTGTAATAGCCGTGCTGTGCAACTGGTCCCGCGCCCGTGCTGCCAACGATAAGGGACATGCGTTGGAAAGACCATCCGTTGTATGCGCCATCCAAATGATAGTTACCGGCTTGGGGTTCGATCTTACCGTCAGCTGTGCCAATGTAGGGCTGCAAAGGCATTCCTGTAAGGCGGTTGAGGTTTTCCAGTTGCTTCTCAACGAATGGGCGTGTAATGCGAATGGTCATGGTCTACTTTCGTTTCTGTTGCTGGCACCGTTGCCAGTGGTGCCAGTTTAACGCAAGTTAACAGAATGTGCACAGAAATTTACTGCATACCTTCCAATTCTTTAACATGTTGTTTTGGTGGAGCAACCTCTGGTGGAATTACCTCCAGCCAGCATTCTAGGAAGTCTGCGTAAAATCCAGCGCCGAAGAATGTGGTTAAAACTTCGTTATTAGCGGAACGGCAATGCCAGACATTTTCTTGCTCAATGCCTGCCTTAGCATGGTGTAAATATTCTGTAACCACAACTTTATTCTGGTTTGGGCTGATGCCTTCTCCATTGGCAGGAGAGCGACCGCCAATGACGCGACAGCGTTGTCCGGGTTTAGTTGGATGCATGGTTAGTCCTTACGACGTCTTGGGATGGGTGCCCAATCGGTCCAAAATGTTTCCTTACCGTTCCACACGCCATACACTGCTACACCCCCCTTTCCGAGGAGCTGGAGTTTGACGCCTTTCGGTGTTTCCGTACCAATAGGTATCCAAACCTGTCCAGTAATAGGGACCGATACGGCTACGGTCTGGTCGCTGTTCAGTTTGTAATCGGCGTTCACGTTTTTCCTCGTTGCATTGCGTGCAGGATATACTGCGTTTGTCAGTTGTTACTTTACTCTTGCTGAAACGTGCCCGTATCTTTAGCACGCCACATGTTGGACAGACTTTTTGAATAACTGTCACTACTTCCCCTCCACAGACGGGGCCGCTGCGATCATCGCTTTGTATGCGTAATAGGAAGGAGAGTCATTCATGCGCGGATCTGAGTCTTGGCAATCATCTCCAGCTTTACACATTTCCAACGTAGGTCCCCGGAACCATCACATAGCCTGTTTGCGGTGCTTGCGGTGCTTCTGAAACCGCTTCGTACGTCGCCGCGAAAATGTCAGGTTTGCAAGGGTAGCGCTCACCTTGTACGCCGGTAATCACCCAGTCACCGGGGCAAACGATATGCCCACCTTCGAGGGTATCAATCCAGCCGTGTTGACACATGTTGTTACCGCAGTGCTTGCAGGCTGTCTTACCATCCATGTTCGGAGTGTTATAGTGCCGAACTACCTTGCCTTCGATGTCAAACACATAGTCGGCATAACGCAAGTGGTCACCGTCCCCGCGTGGCGCATGGTCGCCTGGATGGTCCCCGTTAAGGTACCACTGTGTAGCCTCAATCACTACTGGCTTTTTACGAAATTTCATCGGCTTCTCCTTCGTTCAAAAATCGGTTTAACAGGGCAGTCGATCGGGACGCTGCGTGCATGGCTCAAGCGCATCTAAGATGGTTTGAAGTTGTTGTTTCATTTAGTTCTTTCATGAAGCTCTTGCCGCTATTATTATTATTATTATTATTATTATTATTATTATTATAATAATAATAGCAACCTACAGACAAAGCGTGAGAGTTACCCCCCCCCCGGGGGGGGGGGTATTGTTTTGACACGATTTTCGGTGTTATACGTCAGTAATAATTACTTATACCTCGCGTTAGAGCGCATCCACTCCGCTCGTCAAAACTCCGTCAGCTATTACCATTGACGGTGCCCAGCCACCCGCGCAATCCGAAGCCAGCCCTCATAGCTTCCAATCGAACTGCCAAACGAACTCGCTTTGTTGTCCACCAGCCACCGTGCCAGTTCTTCTGGCGTAGCAAAGGATGGGCTTATTGGCGTGCCCTCGCTAGTGTTCTCGTACATCATCAAGTGCGTGCGCTGCTCGATGGGACAGTTCGGCATGTAGTCGTCACGGTGTGGACGTTGGCCGCTGTACTGTTCATAGGTCATGGCGCGGCCCTCGGCATCGGCATAGTCAGGACGCCAGCCCTCCTTCTACTTCGCGCATTCCGCATCCCACGCATCCACGCTAGACTGGTAGTTATCACTCGGGAAAAGAGGCTTATAGCGCTCCACCATGCTCCCAGTGCGCCTGTCGGGCACCTGCTGCTTTGGGTGCTGCGATTGCTGCGCTCCGTTGTATTCCGCCAATTAAGCTGTCTCCTACGCAGTTACCCAACGCCTCCAGCGCCAGCTTGTTCGCAGCCTTCGCCCTGTCCAGTTCCTGCAACGTCAGCATCAGGCTCTCGCGCTTCTCGTTGATGGCAGATTGCAGTCGCTCTATTTCGTCGGCGGCTTCGTGTACCAGCGCGTTGTGGCGAGAGTTGTAGTCTTTCGCCACAGTACGCAGGCGTTCGATTAGTGTTGGTTTGGTCATTGTTCTTCCTCGAAATAAGTTGCGAATATCAAACAATGCTATGCCCCGGCCTATCATAATTTATACTCCAACGAGTAATGCACAGCAGCTCGCGAATACGGAGAATAAAGAAACGTTAAGCGGCCAGAAAAATAATACGAGTTTTTCATTTTGACTCTTTTCTACTCTTACGAGCAAGTCTCTTCGCGTCAATTGCTGCATTCCAAGCGAGCTGCTCTTTTGTTAGCATCGCTAGTCCCATATTCAATGGTGCACTTTGTGCTGCAATTTTCCGTCCTGCCTTGCGCCCCTCTGTGCTGCGGTGGATGCCTTTATTTGTTGCTATTTTTGGTGTCCAGAGAATGTTGGTTGTTGTGTTTACTGTCGCGACGTCAATACAAAGGGTTTTCACTCCTATGCGCGTGCCGCCAATAACAATAAGATTAGATTGGTTTGGCACGTTGCACCTGCACGGGTTGCACAATATAGCCCTGTGCACGGGCCTGTGGGGCCTGTACAGCATGCGCCCGGTACAGCTTGCGGGTAGCCTGTGCCAGTGTGCCAGCCTGTGCAGTGCCCAGCACAGCCGTTGCATCTGGTCGGCGTTGCAGTAATTCGTAAGTAGTCACTTGGATGGGTCCTTGTAGTTCACACCGGCAATGCCGTAATTGTTTTTCATTTCTGCATCACTTGCGTGCCGTACATTAATTAGCCATTCAACACCGGATTTGCAAACTCCATATCCGGTGTCCCGGTTATGGTGCTGTTTCCAGCGCCCCGCGTTGTCTCCGCACACCGCGCAGGTAAGTGCAGGGTAGATATGACTAGAAAGACTATTTGCCATTTGCTGCCTCTGCCTCTGCCTCTGCCTCGTTTTCTTGTTGAACAACCTTTGCCACTTCTTCCATCTTGGCCTGCACGGCGTTAAGGAATTTGTCGTAGCTGTCGCGAGGCTTCAGCCCGAACTCTTCCGCAATGCGTGGGCGAATTGGACCCATGCGACCTTTCAGGCCAACCTTTTCCATCTTAAGCATGCCGCGCAGGCTTGCCAATCGAACATAACCAACGCCTGCACCTGTGGCTATCACGCCACCACCTTCGGTAGATTTCATAATCATTTTACACCCCTTCTGTTATACGTTGCACACCGCGCATGGGGCCAAAGATGCCTTCTACGCCATTAATGGGTGGGTGGACGCTCTTGCAGAAGTTCGTAGGCTCCCGCATGTTTTCCCACACTTGGTATTCCACCTCGATGTTGTACTGGTCAAGGTCTGTTACGCCTGTAACCGTGCCCACGAAATAGCAGGTAGGGTTGCCGGGGAAGTCGAAGCTACGCACACGATCTCCCACTGCAATGGTTCTGTCTGCTAACAAGGGATACTCCACTGGAGCTACCGGGGTTTTTACATTTGTCATATGTCCTTCGTTTGTTACGTTTCGGCTAGTACGGGATTTGCATGGCCTATATGTAGTATAACGCAAGTAAACATAGATATTTACAGAAATTTTAAAGACGCAAAGCCTCTTCGCAGAGTAGGGAGAAGATGTAAAACTCTTCCGCCGTCAAGTCGAAAAGACTTTCTTTGGCGTTGGTAAAATACCATCTTCTCCAACTGTACTTGGTCTTTCTCATTGCTTCACCCTGCTACCGTTTAGGGGTTTACGAACAATGCACTTAACCGTGCCATCTTTTTGACGGATAAAACTTGCATTACCACATTGATGGATTGCTGCGGCATTTGCCGCAGTTGCCTCATCCATACTATCCAATGCGGCCATGCCCGCGTATAGTGCCAGTATTGTGCCGATGGCAAAAGCGGTGAAGGTGGAAGATTTCATTATTTTACCTCTACTCGTTTCAGCGGCTGCGTTGTGCGGGTAATTTTAACGCACACAGCAGGAGGATTTTTACCCATCGTAAGGAAGGCATTGCGCCCGCTACGGTTCTGAAAGGCACTAACCTGTTTCAGTACGAGCGCTTTGTTTTCTGTTTCAGGCCCCACCTTCCACTCCCCGAACACTTGGTATGCCATAGCGTAGCGAACGATGGTTATGGGTAGCCCGCGCCCTTCCTTTTCCAACTGCCGCATGATGGCGGCTTTAAGGGAGGGCGGGCAGTCGTCTAGTTTGATAGCCATATTTAGATACCTTGCTGTATGTGGTTAATGCTAACGGGATAGGCAGTAGATGTCCAGCGGTACCATGTAGGTTTCAAGGAGATTTTTTCGGCTATACATGTGCGTATTAAAAGTAGCGCGGAATCTGTAGGCTTATAGAAACCGTTAAAGCTGGAAAGGCCGAAAGTTGTTGGCTAGTCATTTCTAACTCCTTAATACTAAGTTTAGCAGGTGGTTTAAAATTTCGCAAGTTTACGAATTACGAATTTTGTCCAAACGAATAGCTCTAAGCCTGTCTCGTTCTGCCTTTTGCTGGTCTTTAAGTTTTTACGTGCACTTCTTTTTTGCTGGTCAACTGTTAACACATATCCATTACGCTTTACCTTTTTCTGTACTGGTGCTTTTTGTTTGGTAGGTTCGACAATAAATCCACCAACATCTTTAAGATTACAAATGTTTGCCTCAATAGCTCTTACTTTATCAATAAGTTGGTTACTTTCTTTAATGCTTTGAGAAATTAGAAGCTGAAAGGAATATCCCATTTCTTTTATTTCGTCATCTGTCCAACCTTTATACTGTTTGTTGTAAAGATACTTATATTTATCCAATAACCAGAATAAACGCTCTATTGGCGTAAATAGATGTTTAGAGCCTAAAAGTCTATTGCATTGGTGGCAGGCCGGAATTAGAATAAACTTTCCATCTTCGTTTCGAAACTTGTCAATGTCTAGGTTAGGAAGAATTGCTAGTGGCGGGCAATGGTCTATGCATTCTTTGTCTGTAGAACAGTACCAGCATAGTGCCGAATTTTCGCATTGCATGCGTTCGTATAGATGACCTAATTGCGCAATGGTGAGTTTGCGTTGGTCTATCATTTTGCGTCCTTAAGAAAAGCAGCTAATGCCTCTTTGCGTAGATTTGCATGAAACAGATTGCGACATTTAGAGCAGCAGAATTTTTGCCATTCTCGTTTGGCTTTGAACGACTTTTTGCAGTGTGGGCAGGATAAAAGCATGATATTCCTTAATGCGTGTAATGCATTATAACACTTTACAGGTGCCGGTACCTTACCCCAGCTTTTTCACGG